AAGCTGACCTGGGCTACTTGTCAAGGGTGACATGTACGGTTCACACTATCGGACGTGACTTCGACGATCGTTCGTGTAGTGATCTACTGCCGCATCTCCAAGGACCGGATCGGCGCCCACCTGGGGGTGGACCGCCAGGAGTTCGAGTGCCGGGAGATGGCGCGCAAGCGCGGGTGGACGGTGGTAGCCGTGTTCGCGGACAACGACCTGTCGGCGTACAGCGGCAAGCCTCGCCCGGGATACCGCCGACTTCTTGCACTCATCGAAGCCGGTGAGGCGGACGCTGTTCTGTGCTGGCACACCGACCGTCTGCACCGACACGGTGACCCTATGGAGTTGGAGAACTACATCGATCTCTGCCAGCCGCGGAACATCCCGACGTACGCCAAGCAGGCGGGCACGCTCGACCTCACGACCGCGTGGGGGAGGAAGGATGCCCGGAACCGGGCCGTGGACGCCCGCTACGAGTCGGAGCACGCGAGCGAGCGACTCGTGGAGAAGATGACCGAGCTCGCGCGGGATGGCCTGTTCCTGGGCGGCCCCCGTCCGTTCGGCTTTGATTCGGACGGGCTGACGCCCCGCCCCGCTGAGATCGCGGCCATCGCGCGCGCGATACAGGACGTGCTTGCGGGAGCCTCGATCGGTTCCGTCGCCCGAGCGTGGAACGAACTTGGGCTCAAACCGCCCCAGGGAGCAAAGGAATGGATTCCGGCGTCCGTGCGGTCGGTGCTCATGCGGCCTCGCAATGCGGGGCTGTCGGTGCACCGACGCCAAGTCGTGGGGAATGCCACCTGGGCTCCGATCGTGTCGGAAGCCCAATGGCGTGCGCTCAAGAGCATGTTGGACGACCCGGAGCGCCGCCCAAAAGGAAACCTGTCTCTGAAGTGGCAGGGATCGAACGGCTACTACTGCGGGAAATGCGACGGTAAGGCCACGATGCGCAGTAATTCTGTTTGGAGTCCGAAGAGGAAGATTCTTCAACCGGCGTACCGCTGTCGCGCGGTCAACCATAATACGATCATCGCTGAGCCTGTCGACGATCTGGTCAATGCTGTGATCGCCGACCTGCTGCGCAGAGAGAACGTGTCTCTGCTCCCATCTGCTGATCCGGATGAGCTGCGTTCTGCGCAAGCTGAGTTAACTGCGCTCGGCAACCGCAAGAAACAGTTGGCCGCCCTCTACGGGGCGAACGAAATCGACGAGCAGGAGTGGTCGGAAGCACGTGCCTCCCTCACTGGTGCACTCGAACGTGCACAAGCGAAGGTGGCTGAGCTGTCCGCTGGGTCGACGCTCGCTGGCATCGCGGACGCGCCCGATCCGGGCCGCGCCTTCCTGGCGTCGACGGTGGAGCGTCGGCGAGCCGTGATCACCGCGGTTGCGGTGGTGTCGATCATGCCGAACAACCCGAAGGGCTACACCAGGGAGGCGGGGAAGATTGACCCGAACCGCGTCGACATCACGCCTATCGGCTAGCGGCGCTAGTGGCCGTCGCGTAGGAACCGCTCGGCGGCGTGCACCGTCGACCGCACGCTGACCGCTTCTTCGCGGTCGCGGGCGATCGCGTAGTCGGTGCACGCCAGGATGAACTGTTCAAGGTGTCTGACGATGGCGGCGATACCGACGGTGCCCCAGCCAGTCAGCATGACGATGAGCGCCAGCGGGAGCATGACGGGGTGCCAGCCAGCCAGTGGCACGGCCAGCATTGCGACACCTCCGATCATGGTGATCGCTGTCGCGATCAGCGCGGCGACCCACAGGTGGGTCGGCTTGACCTTGGTGGTGACTGGCTTCGGCCCCTCGGTGCGCATGCGAACTACATCCCCTCGTTGTGGTGGTATCGGGCTTAGCCCGTTCGGGGTGTTACACCCCCCCGATTGTCGTCACCGAGCTGAGATGAGTTAGTTCGCAGAAGCAAGGAATACCCAGGTGGCCTAATCCAATATTGCGATCAGGTTACGACCGAGTTTGTCCGGTTTGTGCCTGCCTTTGGCGGCTACGGGCGGCGGCCGTCTGGCGGGCACGCTCGGCGACCGCCTGGTCCTGGCCATCACGTTCGCGCGCCTTGCGCCGGATAGTGAGCACGCGTAGCAGCCAGTCCTCGGCCTCTGCTGGGTCGACCTGGTAGGCGGCCGAGGCCTCCGCGAGCAGGTCGGCCAGCGTCGGCTGTAGCAGCACCTTGACCGCGGCGCGCCCCCGCGCGTCGTCGTCTGGTTCGGCCTGTGCCCGCTGGGGCGGCGCTGGCATGTCCTCCAGGTCTTCCTCTCCGTCGAGAAAGCGCCGGCTCTTGCCGGGGTTCCAGCCCAGGGCGTTCTCGACGTCGGCGAGCGTGTTCGGGCCGGCGCCATGGCCGCGTTCGAGGTCGCCCAGGGTGCGGTCGCTGATGTCGAGGTGTGCGGCCCACTCCTGGAGCGTGTTGAACCCAGCCTTCTTCCGCGCGTTGCGGACGGCACTGCCGAGTAGCGCTTTGCGGTCCACCATGCGCTCAGGGTGCCGCATCTTCCGCGAGGAAGAAAGCGGAAGGCAACTTGAGGCAACCCTGGGCCTTCGTGAAACCTCGTGTTCTGTCATCTTTCTTCCCTTTCCTTCCTCGTGTCGTCGACGCCCAACCATCCACGTCTGGAGCGGTTGCCGCAACCCTCCTTCCTAAAAGTTCCGCCAAGTGGGTTGACTTACTTCCGAAACCTTCCTAATCTCTCCTGTATGCCCACCCCCAACCGCCAGCTCATCCGAGCCACACGACAGAAGCGTGGCTGGAAGCTCGCCGAACTCGCCGGGCGGGCCAACGTGAAGCCGCAGCACCTGGCCAACATCGAGAGCGGGCATGCCACCGCGTCGATCGAGGTGTTGCAGCGCTTGGCCCTCGAACTCGGCTTACCCGCCAAGCATCTGCGGCTGCCCGACGCTCCTGCCAGGGCGAAGACATGAGAAAGGTCGTCGCCACAGGGCCGCGCGACACGCGCCCGCCGACCCGGAACCCTCCGACCGTGCCGGACGTGCCAAACCCGCCGCGCCAGCCCCCGGCGGACCCGCCAGGCAGGCCAAGGCGGATCGCCGATCTTGACCCGGCGATGCGGGAGCACGCCGAACAGTTGCTAGCCCGCTTCGCCCCGCTGACCGACGAGCAGGCCGAGCGGGTGCGCTTCCTGCTCGCCCCTGCCGCTGAACAGATCCGCGAGCACGCGCCCGGCGCGCTGGCGATCGCCTGACCCAACGAAAAACGCGCGGCCGGTGCTGGAACACCGGACCGCGCCAGCCACGAGAGATAGAGATGGGAGAACTCTCATGACCAGGTCCAACCGTAGTAGACCGGCCGCCAAGCAGGCCCAGCCCCCGGCCCAGCCGGTGGACCGGTACCGGCACCTGCGGCAGACCGACTTCGTCCGGCGGGCGCCGCTGATGCTGTGGCTCGAACTGCTCGGCGCGGTGCTCACCCGGCCGCTGCGCACGCTCGCCGCCGACGCGGCGGTGGTGTTCGCGCCGATGACCGTCCGGATCACCGACGCGCCGGACCCGCGCCGGGGCGGTGACCAGCGGAGCGTGGCCGGGCCGCCGCCGGGCTGGGCGGTGCACCCGGTGTTCGTGGTGCTCGGCGTGGCCGCCGTGGGCCTGGCCGTCGGCGCGCTGGCAGCCGCGGTGGTGGCCCGATGAGCACGCTCACGAACTACACCGTCGGCAAGGGCCGCCTGGTGCACGGCTTCAACCAGGAGACCGGCGGCCTGCGGTGCGGGTCGGACTCCCGCTTCTGGCACAAGCGCACGAAGCAGCCGACCACCGCGCCGATCACCTGCCACACCTGCCTGCGCATCGGCGGTGGCCGGTGAACGCGCGCAACGTCCGGGCCCTGGGCCGTAACGCCGTCGTGCACGCCGGGAACCCGGCCAGCCCGGTTCCCTTCCCGCTCTGCCGTAGCGGCTCGCAGAACCAGCGCGGCACCCACTACTACGTGACAACCCAGGCTGTCACCTGCACCGACTGCGGCCCGGACATCGGGGCCGACCAGCGCGGCCTGTTCGAGGACGCGCCCCCGCTGCCCGTGCACCTGGTCGGAGAGCCGACCCCGCTCTACGACACCACCGCCGCCGCTGTCGAGAAGGACGTGAACCCCGATGACTGACCTGACTGCCCCGGCCGCCGTGCCGGTCCCCGGCGACCTGGCCGCGCTGGTCGGGCGCGTGGTGCCGCAGGCCTCGGCCGGGCGGCACCGGCGCCACGACTGCGGCGAGCCGACCGAGATCCTGCCCGCGCTCGGTGAGCTGACGGTGGTCGACGAGCTGCGCGCGATGCGCGGCGTGGTCGTGACCGTCGATCCGCACTTCGCCGGGCAGCAGTGCGAGTGGTGCCAGCAGTTCGGCGCGGTCACCTCGGTCCGGATCTACGGCGAGCCCGCCCCGGACACCCCGTACAGCAACCCGCTGGACGTGGCGGAGACCTGCGGGTGCCGGGCGTGCGCCTTGGGCGCGGTGAACCAGGCCCTCACCGAGCAGGACCGCAACTCCAACCGCGACATCCGGGTGGAGGTGGCGGGCTGATGGCCACCGAGGACAAGCCGCTGCACGTCCAGCAGGCCGAGGCGCTGCGGCGGTTGGCCGACCTGATCGAGGCCACGCCGGAGATCGAAGCGTGCTACTTGCGCGCTCCGTTCACCCCGAACATCTGGCACCTCCGGTCGGCGGCCGAGCTTGGCGAGCTGGCCAGGGCGGCCCTGCGTCTCGGCGCCCGGGTCGAGAAGGAAGCCGCGAGCGATGTGTACGACCTCCAGATCCATTTCGGAGCGTCTGGCTTTTCGGCGCTGGCCCCGCGCGGTGACGTGTGCGAGCGCGTCGTGACCGGGACCGAGGTGATCACCAAGAAGGTGCCGGACCCGATCCTGGTTGCCCAGGTGCCCGAGGTCGAGGTGCTCGAAGAGGTCGAGATCGTGGAGTGGCGGTGCACGCCGCTGCTCGCGCAGGCCACCACCCCGGCGGCGCTGCCGTCCTCTTCGGACAGTGCGGCGGCGACCGAGTGAGCACGGCGTCCACCTGGCCCAAGGCGGCCTTGCCCCCGGGTATCGCGATCGAGTGGGTTCCGGACGACAGCACCAAGCAGATGCTCGGCCGGAAGCTGAACCGCGCGGACGCGACGTTCCCCTGCCCGCGCTGCGGCGTGCAGTCGTGGATGGACGTCTACCTCCTGGCCGTGCGGTGGTCGTGCGGGCACACCCGCCCCCTGCCCCCGATCGGCTACCTCCGGCGGTCCACGGCATGAGCATCGGTCACCGGATCACCAAGCTGCGCGCCGCCGCGAACCTCAGCCAGGTGCAGCTGGCGGAGGCGATGCAGGCGCGCGGGCACACCCGCTACCACCAGTCGACCGTCCACAAGATCGAGAGCGGTGGCCGGTTCGTGCGGGCGGACGAGCTGGCCGCCCTGGCGCAGTGCCTGCGCTGCTCCGTGCTGGACATCCTCGGCATCCGGCGCGAGGACGACGCCGCTTGGCGTCGGCGCACCTGATGACCCGCCTCGGCCGGGACACCCCTCCTCCCGGCCGAGGCTTCCCACCCCACTACCTGCCATCGAGGAGCAACCCCGTGACCAGCGTCCACTTCACCAGCGACCACCCGCCCGCCCAGGACATCATCGACGCCCTGCGGGCCGCGATCGCCTACCCCGGTTCCTTCGGCGAGCGACAGCACGCCGACGACGGCCACCCCGAGACCCGCGAGAGCTGGCAGGCCCGCGCCGCGTACGCGGTGGTCGGCCCGCTGCTCGATCAGCTCGCCGGCATCGGGGCCGAGGCCTCGCCGGGCGAGATGCACCAGCTGCTGGCCGCCTACGGCGAGAGCCCGGCGCCGCACGTCACCCGCAGGTCGGCCGCGGCTCCGGAGCTGTTCGCGATCGGGAGCGAGCTGCTCGACGCCTGCCACGCCGCGGAAACGCTGGAGCCCCACTACGTGCAGGGCGTCTTCGCCCGCCACCTGCCCGCCGTCGACGAGCACTGACCGAGAAGGACCGCGCAACCGATGAACATCGCTTTCCAGGTCGGGCTGGCGAAGATCCTCCGGGACTTCTTCAACGCCTGCTACGACCAGATCCGCGTCGACGCCGACAAGCAGCTGGGCCGGGGCGACCGCCTCGTCGCTCGTTCCCCGCGCAACAACATGAAGCTGGCCACGGTGTCCAAGCAGGACCCCGCTCCGACCGTCGAAGTCGTCGACGAGCCCGCGTTCCAGGCGTGGGTGGCCGAGGCCTACCCGGAGGCGCTGAAGACCACGCACGAGATCGGCGGCAGCGTCCGCGAGGTGGTGGACGTGCTGTTCACCCACGCTCCGCACCTGCTGCGCGAGACGACTTCGGTGGACAAGGAGTTCCTGCGCGAACTCAGGACCCGCTCGGCGGCGGTCGGCGCGCCGGTCGGCCCTGGCGCGGAGACCGACATCCCTGGTGTGGCGGTGATCGAGAAGGCGTCGCACGTGTCCGCGCTGGCCGCCCCCGGCGCGCTGGCCGAGGTGATCGAGCTGTTCCGCACCGGCGAGCTGTCGCTCGAAACGCTCGCGCCGCGCGAGCTGCCGGGCGGTGCGGCATGAACAAGGAGATCCTGACCGCGCTGCGGGAACCGTTCACCGGCAAGGAGATCGGGAAGCTCCCGAAGGTCACCTGCCGGGCGTGCTCGGACCCGAAGAAGGACTGCGACGCCCACGAGCGCAAGAAGTGCAGCACCTGCAAGGCATTCGTGTCCACCGCGCACATCCACCTCGACTACGTCGGCCACGCCCACATCACCGAACGCCTGCTCAACGTCGACCCGTTGTGGTCCTGGGAGCCGGTCGCGTTTAGCCCGCACGGCCTGCCCGCGCTCGACGACAAGGGCGGCCTGTGGATCCGGCTGACCGTCGGCGGGATGACCCGCTACGGGTACGGGCACGAGGGCGGCGGCGGCCACCACGGCGGCGACAGCATGAAGGCCACCATCGGCGACGCGATCAAGAACGCGGCGATGCGGTTCGGGGCGGCGCTGGACCTGTGGAAGAAGGAGCCCGCCGCGCCGGTCGAGGCCACTCCAGTCAGCCGGGCCGAGAAGCCGAAGCTGCGCGAGGAGGACCAGCGCACCGTGCTGCGCGCCGAGATCGCGGGACTCGGCAAGACCTGTGGCTGGGACACCGCGGCGGTGGCCGAGGACTTCACCACCTGGTCGCAGGGCGGGAACATCCTGCGCGCCGGGGTGGCCGTGCTGGCCGAGTACAAGAAGCACCTGCAAGAGAGCCAGCCGTGACCGCGCAGCAGGTGTCCGAGGACGTGCGCGCCACGATCTGGACCCGGTCCGCGGGCATCTGCGAGAAGTGCGGGCGCGCTGCCGCCACGGAGGTCCACCACCGGTGCGGCCGCAAGATGGGCGGCACCGTCCGGCGGTGGATCAACCTGCCCGCCAACCTGCTGCACCTCTGCTCGCCGTGCCACGAGTTCGTCACCAACACCCGCGGGCAGCGTGCGTTCATCGAAACCATGGGCTGGCTCGTCCGCGAGGGCATCCGCTTGCCCTCCGAGATCCCAGTCCTTCTGGCTCGCGGGCTGGTGCTGCTGCGCGACGACGGTGACGTCGAGTTCGTTCCGCCCGGCACCGCCCGCGCCAAGTCCATTGAGGAGGCTCTGTCGTGAGCACCAAACCCACTCCGATGGCCCCGTGCATCGTGGTCGCCGGGCTGCTGCTAGTCGCCCTGTTCTGCGCGCTGTCGCTGCTCGTGCCCGCGCTGGTCGACCTGGCGGCCTACCTGTTCGGGAGTGCGTGATGCCCCGCCGCGCGCATCCAACCCACGCCTGCCCGTGCGGGTGCGGCGCGCGGATCGCGTTCACCCGGTACTGCTGCGCGGCCGGGTGGCGTCGCCTGCCCGTCCCGCTGCGGGCCGCGATTACCAGCAGCTACCGCCGCGACGACGCCGCGCACGCCGAGGCGATGCTGGAGGCGAAGGCATGGTTCGACGCCCAGCGCCCGGCGCCCCGGGTGTTCGCGCCGGACGGGCCGGAGCCCGAGCCGTCGGTGACCGCGCTGCACGCCCCGACCCGCACCGGTGACGGCTACCTCAAGCGGTGCGACGGCGGCGGCTGGTACTGGGCGGGCACCGTCGAGGACGTCGTGCCTCGCATCGGCAACAGCTGGCCGCCGACCCCGTTGTGCGTGGACGGGCCGCTGACCGAGATGCGTGCCCGATGACCGCCACCGTCACCCGCGTGCCGGAGATCGAGGACGTGCTGCGCCGCGCGGATGCGCGCCTGGCCGACCGTTGCGGCGACGAGCCGCTCCCGCCCGACCACATCGCCACCTTCGCCCGCGCGGTCGAGCCACTGCTGGCCGGGCGCCCGCCGGCATCGGCGGCCGACCTGGCCGAGCTGGAACAGCTGCGGCAGCGCCTGGCCGACGCCGACCGCCAGCTGGAGGACGCCACCGCCGAGATCCAGCGGTTGACCGCCGAGTTGCCCGCGCTCGAAGAGCTCGAAGCCCGCGCCGACAAGTTCAGCCAGCAGCGCGACGCCGAGGCCGCCGAAGCGGCGCGGCTGGCCGGTCTCCTCGAGGAGGCGACCCGCCGCGAGGCCGCGCTGGTTGCCGAGCACACGGCCGCGCTGGCCGATGTCGAGGCTCGTGCCGAGGTGTACCGCCAGGAGCGCACCCGGCACGAGGCCGCGAGGAGCGAGGAGCAGGCGGCGACGATCACGCGGCTGACGACCGAGGTGGAGATGCTGCGCGGCCAGCTGCACGCCGCGAACACCGGCGCGGCCGAGCTGGCTGACCTCCTCGACGCCGAGCGCCTGGTGGCCGAGCGCCAGCACATGCACAGCTACCCGTGGCCCGACCCCGCGCAGGCTCCCGGGCCGTGCTCGTGCGGCAAGCCGCACCCGTGGGCCGAACTCGCCGCGGCCGAGCTGGTCGGCCCGGAGGAACCGCCGGAGACCGGGCCGTGGGACACCGCGCTGCGCGACCGGATCCGCGCCGAGCTGGAGGGGTGGCCCGCATGAACATCAGCGAGGCGAACGCGACCAACCGGCTGCTGCGCTACCTGCTCGCCGAGGCGCCGAGCGAGGACGAGCACGCCCACGCGCAGGAGGACGCCACGTTCCTGGCCTCCCGCGCCAAGGCGGCGCTCGGCGCCGGTCCGGGCCGCGACCAGGTGCGCGAGCGGTGGCCGCAGCGCCCGCACCGGCGCGGGCAGTGAGCACCCGCGAGGCGTGGCGGCGTCGGCGGCACATCTGGCACGAGGCGCTGCGCAGCCTCGCCCGCACCGCGACCGCCACGCGCCGCCAGGGCACCACACCCGACTTCACCGAGATGACCGATGCCCGCGCCGCCGCCGAGGCGGCCCTGACCAGGAAGCGATTCCGATGACGACCGAACTCCAGCTGTTCGCCGCGCTGCTCGCCTGGCGCCGCGACATCGACAGCGTGCCCCTGCCCGAGATCACCCTGCCCGCTCCGGGCGCAACACCGCACAGTGAAAGGAAAACCGCGTGACCATCGAGTCCACACAGGACACGCAGGCGGAGGAAGACACCCCGTTTGCCCTGTTCCTCTACGAGCTGAACAAGGGCCGACCGAACCGCGAGCTCGGCGCGAAGCTCAAGGAGCTGGTCGCCGAGGTGCTCAAGACCCGCAAGGCCGGGACGCTCCAGCTCACGCTCACGGTCAAGCCACAGGCCAACGTGGACGGCGCGGTGATCATTGCCGACGAGATCAAGCGCAAGCTCCCCGCGTTCGACCGCAAGGCCTCGATCTACTTCGCCGACGAGACCGGCGCGCTCCACCGCGACAACCCCACTCAGCCCACCCTGTTCGAGCAGATCGTGACGGGCAGCAAGGAGATCACGAAGTGACCAGCACCGAACTCGTCGACGAGGGCAGCCACGCCCTCGTCGAGAGCCTCGCCCGCCGTGTCGAGGCCGCCACCCCGCCGGAGCCGTACCCCCTCGACACCACCTCGAACGTCGTGGTTCGGGTGCTGCGCAGCGACGAGCAGTTGCACGCCACCAACTTCGAAGGGTGGCTGCCGGACCCGGTCCGGCCGCGCGGCAATGCCACGCTCCACGACCCGTCGTCCTTCGTCGACTACGTGCGCCGCCTCGGCGACGGCTACACCACCGTGTGGGGCACGGAGAAGGACGCCCGGTTCACCGCGGTGCTCAACGACCACGCCGACAACGAGAACGCCGGGTGGCGCGACCACACCGCGGTGCTCCAGCTCCAGGACGACCCGGACTGGCTGGCCTTCGCCCGCCACGACGGCAAGTACCTGACACAGGTGCAGTTCGCCGAGTTCCTCCAGGACTACGCCACCGTGTTCATCCAGCCCGACGGCGCCTCGCTGCTGGAGGTCGCGCTGGAGTTCAAGGCGCACAAGAAGGCCGAGTACTCCTCGGCGATCAACCTCGACACCGGCGACGTGCAGCTGTCCTACAGCGAGGAGACCAAGGCGAAGACCCCGAAGGCCGGGCAGATCGACGTCCCGCGCGAGTTCGTGGTGGCCATCGCGCCGTTCCTCGGCATGCCACCCGTCCAGGTCGCTGCCCGGCTGCGCTGGAGCCTCGACGACGGCCAGCTGTCGATCGGGTTCAAGTTGCACCGGCCCGATCTGGTCAAGCGGGATGCGTTCGCCGAGCTGTGCACCGTGATCCGCGACGGGCTGAAGGACACCCCGCGCGGCGGCGACATGCCCGTGCACCTCGGCACCCCGCCGCAACCGGTCCGCCCGCACAACTGACCGGCTCCACCTGACCACCGGGGCGCCCCGTTCGCCCGCGCGCTGCGGGGCGCCCCGGATTCCACCCGCACACCCACTACACAACCGGCCGTGCATCGGGAGAACCCCGGAGCGCGGCGCGCCCGAGCACGAGGGGAGCACCCTGCCGCATGGCGGACACTCGCACCTACATCCGCGTCCACGACGGGATCGAGGACCACCCGAAGATCGATCCCCTGAGTGACAAGGCTTTCCGCCTGCTCGTCACCACGTGGGCCTGGTGCTCGCGGCACACGACCGACGGGCGTGTGCCGCTGAAGGTCTGGTTGAAACGCGGCACCTCCAAGGCGCGCGCCGAACTCGTCGACGCGCGCCTGGCCGAGGTCTACGCCGACCACATCGTCATGCACGACTACCTCGAACACCAGCGTTCGGCCGCGCTGATCGCCGAGAAGATCGACGCCAAGCGCCGCGCCGGTCAGCTGGGTAACCACAACCGGTGGCACCGCGACACCGGCACCCACGACGAGACCTGTGAGTTCTGTGTGGACAGTCCACCGCCCTCGCGCAACCGATCGCAGGTGCGATCGGACAGCGATCGCGGAGGCGACTCGCACCCGCGATCGCAAACCGGTCGCGAAACGTCGCCAGAGACAGAGACAGAGACAGAGACAGAGAAAAAGAAGGGGGTCACCTTGGGGGGGAAGCTCCCTGAAGCCAACGCGCGCGCAACCACCCCGCCCCCAACCCGCTGCGCCCGGCACGCCAACCACGACGACCCGCCGCCCTGCCGGGCCTGCGCCGAAGCCCGCCAAGCCGCCGAGCAGTGGCAGCGCGACCACGCCCGCACCACCGCGCTGGCCATCCGCGCCTGCACCTGGTGCGACGGCGACGGCTGGCGCTGGCACCCCGACGGCAAGCGGCACGGCGTCATCGGCGAACGCTGCGACCACACCCCGGCCCGGCGGCTCCAGCCCGCCGGTGAGCCCCCGTGACCCGCCGAGCCGTCCACGGTCCGCACGGCCTGTGGCGCTGGACGCGCACCGGCGTCGAGCGCGGCCGGATCGAGACCAACCCGCTGCTGCGCAAGTGCCCGCACTGCGGCGCCGCGATCGGCCAGAGCTGCACCAAGCCCAGCCGCGGCAAACGCGTCGACTGCCCGCCGCACCCCCTCCGACTCGAACAGGACCCGAGCCCATGCCCGCCACCTGCGCCCGCCGCGGCTGCACCGAGATCGTCTTCACCTGGCTCAACCGCCACCACTGCTCCGACGAGTGCCGCCGCGCCGACCTCGGCGGCGAGCGCCTGGAGCCCGCGCCGGTGACCCCGAGCACCGTGCGCCCGCTGACCGTCGAGCACCAGCTGGTGCTCGCACAGCCCGCCGTCGACGCCAGCGCCGAGCACACCACCGACCCGACCGAACGCGGCTGGCTCGCCAAGCTGCTGCGCCGCCTCTTCGGCTGACCGTCCCGAAAGGACTCCCCTGTGACCGACGAACTGCCCGGCCAGCCCGACGGCATCGACGAGGACGAGATACCCGGCGAGCTGCCAGACCCGGCTCGCGCTGCTGAGCGAGTGGTCTCCGTGGTCGAGTGGTGGGGCGACGGACGCATCCCGGTCGAACGGATCTCCGGACTGTTCGCCGTGCCCACCACCGAGCAGCCGCTGTATGCCCGGGACCTGGTGGCGTTGGCGCGGGTGCCCGAGGAGCTGGCCTGCGCGCGCGCCGCCTTCCAGGATCACGTCGCCAGCCTGCGGCGCGAGCTGGAGGAGGCGACCGCCGACCGCGAAGCCCTGCGCGGCCATCTGGCCGGCGTGATCGGGGAGCTGGCGAACCGCGTCCACGACCGGTGCCGCCACGACAAGCGCCCGCTGTGGTGCGCGATCTGCCAGGGCGTCGAGCCTGACCCGGACGTTCCCGGTCCTGTGGTCTCCGAGGGGGCGTGACCGATGAGCCACACCGACGCGATCAAGCAGGCTGTGGAGCAGGCCGGGTACACCGTCGTCGAGGTCACGGGGCCGGGCGTCGAGGTCCTGGCCCTGCACCTCGCCGGCCGACTCGGCTACGTCAAGCCCTCGGACGAATGGGTCGACGGCCTGGAGCCGCTGCCCGACGAGCACCAGGTGGCCGCGCACATCCTGCGTGACGCCGGGCTGCTGCCGGAGTTCGAGCTGTGACCGCCCGCTGCAACGCCGAGCTGTGCCCGTACTGGGACGGCGATGGCTGCCCCTGCGCTCGATTCGACATCGACCCGCCCGAACCCGGTACCGACCCGACCACCCTGCCCGCAGGCACCTACCACCTGACCGTCCCGACAGAGCACGACGTCGACGCCGAGGCCGCCCGCCACGAGGACACCTGCCCGAAGCGCCGCATCCGCCCGCACTGCCAGTGCTACACCCCACCGGAAGGCAGGGAGCCGTGACCACCCGCGGCCGCCGCACGGGGCCGGTCCCGCGAGGGATCTGCCCCGTGTGCGGCGAACTCCGTCACCTCCGTCTCGGCGGGGTGATAGGTCAGCACAGGACGATCTACCGCAGCCACTACCGCGGCGCGTCATGCGCTGGCGTCGACCAGGCCGCCGCGGTCTACGGGCCTGAACTCGCGTCGCAAGACGAGAAGTCCCCACAACCAAGGAGTCCCGAAGTGCCCGACCCGACCATGCCGCCCCTGCCCGACACCCGGCCGCCCTCCAGCGTCCGCCGCTCGGTCCGCATCCACCGGGAGAACGACCGCACCGCGCTGTTCGTCGACGACCTCAACATCGCCAACACCGTGGTGGACGCGGACGTCAGCCTCCACCCGACCGGGCCCCCCGAGGTCACACTCCGGATGATCCCCGGCGTCATCTACCTCGACAGCGACCTGGCCGACATCGGCGTCGACGACGCCACCCACGCCGCGCTGCTCAAGCTCGGCTGGACCCCGCCCGCCCGTCTGGCGAGATCGTGACCCGCCTGCGCTGGGCCTGGTGGACCGTCCGGTCCTGGTGGATCACCACCCCGCCGTACCTGGTCTACATCACGCTCCGCCTGGGGCACGATGAGCGACGACCCGGCTGCCGACGGAGGATGAGCTGATGACGGACGAACTCTGGGTGATCGTGCGCACCGGCGGCACCGCGCCCGAACTGGTCGGCGCCTGGTCCGATCCCGGCGAAGCGGCCAAGCTCGCCGAGGCACTGGGACCCGGGCACGCGCTCGCGCCGGTCACGGAGGTCAAGCCTGGCACCGCGTTCGTGGCGCACGTGTGGCGGTGCCGGGCGACGGTCACCCCGGGAGCAGGGTTCGACCTCGACGAGCCGCAGAAGCTCGCGGGCGCGTCCCGGATCGTGATCGACACCGCCGACATGCCGGCCGAACGCGTGCACGTCGACGAGGAAGCTGCGGAGCTGAACCGCGCGGTGCACGGCGAGAACCGGCAGCACCTGGAGGCCTTCGCCGCGACCGCGGAGCGCGCGGCCGAGCTGGCGGCCGAGAAGGCCCGCGAGCTGGGTGGTTCGCCCGCGTGACCATAGTGTGATGTGCACAGCACAGAAACCCCCTTGCAAAGTGTGATGCGGCATCACATAATTAAGGGGTCCCGCAGGGACAAGCCCCGGAGCCCGGGTGCTGCTTCACCCGGTTCCACACGGGGCTAACTCCATAGAGGAAGGAAACTCCGATGACGGAGGACTACCCGGACGGCCGTTTCTACGGCGTGCGCTACCACGAGAGCGCAGGGGAGGGCCTGTACCGGATCGCCGGTCGCATCCTGGAAGACCTCAAGCTCGACCAGGAGGAAGGTCTGCTCCCGTCCACGGTGATCCTGGTGGTGGCGGTGAACGGCAACACGATCACCGTCCAGGCCCACATCCAGGACCAGCGCGAGTTCGAGCACTACGTCGCGCAGGGCATCCGTGCCCGCGTGACCAAGGTGGCGGACCGCTACAACTGGCGGGGCATCACCAACGCCGCTGACACCCGGTTCAAGTTCGGATGCCAGGTCCGTTTCGTTCGCGGACGGCTTGACGCCCGGACGCTGGGCTCGATCATCGGATAACTGAAACCGGGGGCGGTGCCAGCCAGGCGCCGCCCCCGGCCTCTACCCACGAAAAGACCCCGGCGGCGCTGCTTCGCCAGCCGGGGTCGGAAGGAAACTCCACCGGAGAGGATACGACCCCATGCCGCGCAAGCCAACCCCGCCGCCGCCCGAACTCGACGCCGTCCGCGAAGTGGCCGGCCGCCTCGCCGACGCCGAGGCCGAGGTGGAGCGGCTGCGCGCCGAGCGCGACCAGGCGCTACTCGTCGCGAAGGAAGCGGGCGCCACCGGCGAGCAGCTCGGCGCCGCGGCCAACATCGACCGCCGCAACGTGTACCCGGCCCTCGAAGCCGCCCGCCGTGCGAAGAACGCGCCGACCCCGAAGGACCAGCCGTGACCGACATCGACGACTACGACGACGAACCAACCGGCAGGTGCCAGGAAGAGCCCTACTGCCACGCCTGCAACGACGGCGGCTGCCGCGAATGCCACCCCACCCGGTTCCAGGCCTGGCGCGCGAAATGGCAGGACCGGTACGGCCGGGCACTGCTCGGCATCCGCCGCGATCAGCCGCCGGTGACCTTCGACCCGTGGGCCATCCCGACCGAACCCGCCAGCCCGCCGCGGCTCCACGACGAGCCCCCGTTCTGACCACCCCAAGGAGACAACGAGCGCGTGAACGACTTGATCGAGTTCCTGCGAGCCCGCGTCGCCGACGACGCGGAAGCGGCTCGCAAGCCCCTGGGCGTCAACGCCCTGGCCCGCGCGAAGGGCGGCGCCCCGCTACCGCGCTGGCGGTGGCAGGGCGGCACGCGGACGATCTCGTCCGAGAACGGCACTTCCTCGCGCCAGCTGATTCCCCGCGCCGAGACCTGGCTGGCCGAGGGTGAGCACATCATCCGGTGGGACCCGAAACGGGCACTCGACGAGCTGGAGGCGAAGCAGCGGATCATTGAGCTGCACGCGTCGCGCATCTCGATCTGGTGGCCGGATCAGGAGGCGTGCGAGGTCGAGGTCTGCAAGGTGTGCAGCGAGTCGGAGTACTCGCCGGACGGCGACGTCGAGGCGCCTTGCCCGACCGTCCGCCTGCTCGCCCTGCCGTATGCCGGCCACCCGGACTACCGCGAGGAGTGGCGCCCGTGATCGAGATCCTGATCGAGGACGACCACGCCGCCCAGTGGGCGCGGGGCGTCGCGGCGGGCTGGGAGTCCGTCTACCAGAACGCCACCAGCAGCCCCGGCAGCGAGACCTCACCCGCCTACTGGCGCGGCTTCGCCGCGGGCAGACGGGTCACCCGGCGAGTCCACAACGAACGCTCGGTGGCCGGGAAGGAGTGGTACGAGCTGACCCGCGCCGAACGTTGGGACATCATCCTGGAGCACGGCCAGAACCCGGCCCTGCCGCCGCGCGGCGTCTCGCGCGGCGAACCGCCCCCAGGCCTGCGCAACTGGGTGTGCGCGGCCGACGGCCACGCCGACCCGGACAACTCCGGCCTGTGCATCCACTGTGGAACCGTCCTCGACGACGACGAGGACGGGGAAGAGTGGTGGTCGTGACGGAACCGACCCTCGGCGAGTGGTGGGCCGACCTGCGAGCACGCCGTGCCGAACTGGAGGCTGCGGTGGAGGCGCAGTGGCGAGCGCGCCCCATCATCAAGGGAGACCAGCCGCACCGGCCCCGCTACATCTACTGCTCCGAGCCGGAACTGTGCTGCCTGCACTACCACCCGGTGGTCATCGAGTGCGCCGTCTGCGGCCAGAGCTGGCCATGCGCCGCGAAATGCAGCCACCACACCGAGGCACAGGTAACCAGGCTGCGCCGGTGGGTCGAGGGACGACGCGGACGCCCGGCGCGAACCGACCGATGAGCGAGGCCTGGGCCGGAGGCTCCACGCGGGCGTGGCGCCGGACCCGCCTGTTCGTCCTCAACCGGGACCGCTGGATCTGCGGGCTGTGCGGCTTCGCCATCGACCCGCTGCTGGAGCACCCGCACCCGATGTCCGCGTCGGTGCACCACATCCGCGGCAAGAAGTACGGCGACGATCCGGCGTGGCTCCAGGCGGCGCACCGGAAGTGCAATATGGACGTTGGTGACCCCAACAATCAGCCTGACCCCGAACCCCGACCCATGACGGAGTGGTGACGATGGCCGACCAGCCGCCGTACGAACTGCACTACGAGCTGAACGGCCAGCCCGAGCGCGTCATCTCGAACTCGTTCGAAGCACTGATCCTGGGAGCTGGTGACTTCAGCCGCGAGCACAAGGACTACCGGACGATCAACATCACCGACTCGGACGGGAACGAAGTGTGGCGCCCATGACCGAGCACACCCCCGAGATCGGCGAGCTGGTCGACGTGGACCAGGGCGACGGCGTGCTCCGACGCGCGAAGGTCGTCGGATTCGAGATGATCCGCTGCCCGGTGGTCGAGTACCCGGCTCCCACGGGGCAGCTGCACGCGCTCTACTGCCGGTCTGTGGGCAAGGCCCCGGAACCCACCCGGGAGACCGTGCACCCCGACGACATCGTGGTGGACGCATGACCCACCAGCGCATGCAGGGGCAGACCCCGCGCCAGCCAGCACCACCACCCCCGCCTCCACCGGCGTGTACCTGCCGCTGCCAGTGCAGGTGTCCACGATGAGCAGGGCACCAGCACATCAGCACATGTGGACCACCACCAGGTGGATGCGGTGCGTCGAGTGCGGGCACCACCTCACACCGTGGCACCGAAGGCTGGCCATGTGGTGGGGGCTGCACAGGGCGCTGCTGCATGGGTGGGTACTGGGCAGGGCTACCACCCTGGCACGTAGGCGTGCACGATGATCATCATGCAATGCCTCATGCAACGCGCTGACCTGCACAAACGCACGTCCACAGTGGACAAGCCCCTGACCTGCGGTTTTTTGAGCTCCGACCCCGCCCGGACATCCACGTCCCTTGTGTCCTCTCTCTCCCCGCGCTCCCACGGAGGCCCGCGATGACCGATGATCAGCCCGTCGACGGCCTGCTGGGCGCGGTCGAGCGGACGCTGGACACGCTCGATCTCGAAGACGAAGACGCCGCGGCGTGCGAGCTGGCGCGCAGGCTCGCGCGGGCGATCGACGACGAGACCAGCGGGCGGACGATCGCCGAGCTCGGCGGGAAGCTGCTGGCGGTGCTCGGCGACCTCGGCGCGACCCCGGCCGCGCGCAAGGCGATCGTGCCGAAGGGAGGTACGCCAGGTGACGGTGACGGTGGGAACCCCAAGCGGGCCAAGCTCCACGCTCTCCGAGCCGAGCACGCCGTACGAACCGGGACCGACTGAGCGGATCCTCGGGCGGACCGAGCCGCGGCTCTACACGCCGCCGCTCGTCGTCGGCGCGCCCGGCCCGTGCGGGTGCGGGTGCGCGCTGACCCCAGAGACCTCGTACGGGTTCGGCGCCGACGACTTCGCGCGCGAGATCCTCGAACAGCCGCTCGATCCATGGGAGCGGTGGCTGGTCATCCACGCCGGCGAGCTCCTGCCCGACGGGCGCCCACGGTTCCGCAAGGTGCTGGTGATCGTCGCCCGGCAGAACGGCAAGACGCACGTACTCGTCGTGCTGTCGCTGTACTGGCTGTTCGTGCTTCAGGTCGGCCTTGTGCTGGGCACCTCGACCAACCTCGACTACGCCCGCGAGTCCTGGGAGAAGGCCGTCGAACTGGTCGAGTCCATCGAGGTACTCGACGAGGACGTGCCGAAGGGCGGTGTCCGACGGGCGAACGGCGAGCAGACCCTGACGGTGCTGTCCTATGCGGACGGGAAGCGCCGCCGGTGCCGGTACAAGATCGCCGCCTCGAACCGCAAGGGCGGCCGGTCGCTGACCGTGAACCGGCTCATCCTCGACGAGCTGCGCGAGCACGACTCGTGGGACCCGTGGAACGCCAGCTACAACGCCATGAACGCGGTCGCGGACGCGCAGGCTTTCGGGATCTCGAACAAGGGCGACGCGCGCGCCATCGTGCTCAACGCGCTACGCCGGGAAGCGATCGAAGTCGACGAGGTCACCGGCCGCGAGACGCTGCGCCCCGACTCGGACCCGGAGATGGGGTGGTTCGAGTGGAGCGCCCCGCAGGGCTCGGAGCCGGACGACCCGCACGCGCTGGCGATGGCGAACCCGAACCTCGGGCGGCGGGTCGGGCTGGGGTCGCTGCTGGCCGACGCCCGGCGCGTCAAGCGCGAGGGTGGGGAAGCGCTGGCGAAGTTCCTGACCGAGATCCTGTGCATGGACGTGCCGAACCTGAACCCCGCGCTGAGCCGCGAGGGCTGGGAGAAGGGCAAGGACCCGGCGAGCATGGACGGCCTGCGCGACCGCCTGGCGCTCGTCCTCGACGTGTCGATCGACGAACAGCACGCCACGCTCGTGACCGCCGCGGTGCTGCCCGACGGGCGCCGCGTACGGGTCGAGCCGGTCAAGGCGTGGTCCGGGCCGCTGGCCATGCAGCAGTTGCGCGCCGAGCTGCGGCCATGGGTGCGGCAGATCAAGCCGCGTCGGTTCGGCTGGTTCCCGTCGGGCCCGGCCGCGGCGGTCGCGGCGGAGATGGCTGTGGGTGCGCAGCGCGACGGGGAGCAGTGGCCGCCGCCTGGGGTCGAGGTTGAGGAGATCCGCAAGGACCTGCCCGCGGTGTGCATGGGGTTCGCCAGCCTGGTCAAGGACGGGGACGTGCTGAACTCCGGTGACCCGCTGCTGGACGCCCAGGTGGGCGGAGCGGAGAAGCTCCAGCGTGGCGAGGGCTGGGTGTTCACCCGGCGCGGTGCCGGTCACGTCGACAGCGTGTACGGGGCGGCCGGTGCAACGCACATGGCGCGGACGATGCCGCCGGAGGAGAAGCCGCCGCCGCGCCCGATGGTCGTCTGATCATGTTCGGATAGCGAACGTGTGTGCGAGAATCGCACACATGATGGACCTCACCGGCGCGAACGCCACTGTGACGCGGGCGCTCGCGCGTGCGCGCGCCGCCGCGCCGACCGCGCTCCAGGTCGGCGGCGGCGGCGCCGCGGCGGCCGGGCTGTACCTGCTCGCGGGGCTGGCCTGGGTGCTGCTCATCGGCGGGCTCACGGTCGCCGCGGTCGCCATCGCCGCCGAGTGGCGGGGGCGCTGATGGGGCTGGGCAAGCTGTTCCGGGCCACGCCACCGGCGCCCCAGCAGTCGCGCATGATCGTCTCGGATGGCTTGCGTATCGGCCCATCGGCCGTGCTCGGCGCCGGTGAACGCCCGTGGGGCAGCAGCGCCTACGTGCAGGCGCTCGGTATCCCCGGCTTCGACCGCGGGGTGATGCTGATCGCGGACCTGCTGGGCAATCTGCCATGGGATGCCTACACCGAGACCGATGAGGATTTCGCGGAGAAGATCCGGCCGCGGCCGCTCCTGCTGGAGCAGCCGAACCCGGAGGAAACGCGGATCAACACGGTGTCGAACTGGACGGCCGATCTCGTGCAGAACGGCAACGCGGTCGGTGTGATCGTCGAGTGGGACCGTCAGGGCACCCCGACCGCGGTGGTGCCGGTCCCGTCGAGCTGGGTGGGCGTGCGGCGGGTGAACGGCGAGACCTACTCGGAGCTGCCGAAAGGCGCGATCGAGTACCAAATCGGCGGCCTGCCGGGCTTCTCCGCCGACGAGGTAATCCACGTGAAGGGCCCGTGCGAGCCGGGACGGCTGCGCGGTGTCGGCGTGCTGGAGAAGCATTTCAACGGCTCTGGCACCCTCGATCTGGCGGCCGAGCTGGGGCGCCAGGCCCGCAGCATCTCGCAGAACGGTGTGCCCACGGCGGTGCTGCGCTCGACCAACCCGGACGCCACCGAAGGCGACCTGATCGCGGTCAAGCAGTCGTGGTTGCGGAACATGCGTGACCGGACGGTCGCGGTGCTCAACGCGACCACCGAGTTCACCCCGCTGGCGTGGAAGCCGGAGGAGATGCAGCTGGTCGAGGCGCGGAAGTTCTCGTTGCTGGAGATAGCGAACATCCTGGGGTTGCCGCCGCGGTTCCTCGGTGCGTCCACAGGGGACTCGATGACCTACAGCACCAGCGAGAGCGAGTCGATCGACCTGCTCAAGTTCTCCCTCAGCGGTCACCTGGGCCGATTCGAGCAGACGCTGACGCTCCAGTTCCCGACGAGCACGTGGGTGCAGGCCGACCTCGACGCCGTGCTGCGCGCGGACACCCTGACCCGGTACCAGGCCTACGAGATCGGCATCCGGTCCGGGTTCCTGCTCCGCAGCGAGGTCCGCCAGATCGAGAACCGCCGGCCGGTCCCCGGCATCGACGACAAGAAGGCCGAGCCGCAGACCCCATCGCCTGCGCCCGCCGACGTGCCAGCCGATCAGGAACAACCGCAAGGAGCCGAGTAATGCCACCCAGGACCCGCAAGACCCCGGCCGAGAAGGCCGCCCCGGCTACTGCTGAGGACACCGCCGCGGCCGCTGCCGAGGGAACGGCCACGGTCGACACTGCCGCCGCTGAGGAAACCGCTCCCACCGAGCAGGCCGATCCAGCTCCTCCCGAGGACACCGCCCCGGCGGGGCCGATGGTCTGCATCGTCGGCTGGTGCGACGAGCCCGAAGCCGTCGCCGGTCTGGGCGTGTGCCGTGAGCATTTCGATGCCGGGTGGCGATTCGTGAAGGAGCCCGACGGTGACTGAGATTCTGACGCGGTGCTTCATGCCCGAGCTGGAGGTGCGTTCGGCGGCGCAGGGCGGCGACGGCCGGACTGTGGTCGGTATCGCCGTGCCGTACGGCAAGCCACAGCGCATCGACTCGCGCCTGACCGAGCAGTTCGGCCGTGGCGCGTTCAATGCACAACTGCGCGCCGCGCACCGTATCGGGTTCTTCAGGGACCACGGACCGCACGGCGGCACGCTGATCGGTCCGACCACGCTGCTCCGTGACGACGCCGCCGGGCTCTACGGCGAGTGGCGCGTGTCCAAAACGGAGAAGGGTGACGAGACGCTCGAACTGATCAAGGACGGCGCGCTGTCCGAACTCAGCATCGGGTTCCGGGAAGGACAGAACCGCACGCTTCCCGGTGGGGTGATCGAGCGTGCGACGGCGACGCTGACCGAAGTGGCCGTCGTGATGGCTGGCGCCTACGGCGGTGACGCCTCGGTTCTGGCGGTGCGTAGTGCGTCCACTATGGAACGTCGCGCGGCTGCCGCGCAGATCATCGCGAACCTGCCGACGCTGTCCGTCGACGCGGATCTGCTCACTCGACCAGGCTCGCACTGACGCCGACGCAGCCTGACCAACATAACCTGCTAAGCGGTTATGGGGGTTATACTCCGAACAGACGCGGACGCCGACACCCTCGCCCCTCACCGAAGCGAGCACCCCGGCCAATCGGGCGGATGAACCCAATCCACTCGAACCGGGAGGACCGGCGTCATGCCGAACCCTTATCTGGTCCGGTTGCGCAATCAGCACGACGAGCTGCGCACCTCCATCGACAGCGTCCAGAAGAAGGCGCTCGACGAGAACCGAGACCTCACCAGCGACGAACTTCGTTCCATCACCGACGACGTCGCGAAGCTCCAGGCCCTGACCGCGCAGATCGAGCAGCTCGCCAACGCCGAGCAGCACAGCCGGTCAGCGTCCGAGCAGGCCGACCGCCTGGAGACCCTGACGCGCGAGACCGGCGACGAGCAGCAGCAGAACCGCGCCCGGAATGCCGGCGAGATGGCCGCGCGGCTGGCCGAGGGCGACACCGAGGGCGAGAACCTCGCCGGTGAGCACCACCGTTCCCGCTCGCGCACCACCACACGCGACCGCGACCCGGGCCACTACCGGTCTGTCAAGGACGGCGGCCAAAACTCTTTCTTCGGTGACCACTACCGCTCCAAGGTGCTCGGCGACGCCGAGGCGACCAAGCGCCTTGAGGAGCACATGCGGGCGGTCACGCAGGCCTCGGGCGGAACGGGCATCATCCCGCCGAAGTGGCTGACCGAGGAATACGAGTCGATCGCCCGGCAGGTCCGCGTCGTGGCGAACATGGTCCGCCACATTCCGCTCGGTGACGACCCGCGTCCGCTCGTGCTGCCCAAGCAGACCGGCGGCACCGACCAGAACATCGTCCCGCAGGCCGCCGAGGGCGCGAACACCCCGGCGTGGGGCGTCGATCGCTTCACCACCAACCACGACACGCTCACGCCGCACACCGAAGCCGCCTACCAGGATGTCGCGCGCCAGCTGCTCGGCTCGTCCACCCCGGCCGTCGACATGCTGATCATGGGCGACCTGCGTGCCGCCTGGGACACCAAGGTCGAAAACATCGTGTGCGCGGCGATCCTCGCGGGCGGCACGGCCGCGGGGACCACGTTCGCCACCGAGGCCGCGTTCGCCACGGACGCCGCCGCGATCGACGGCGTGATCGACGGGCAGATGGCGGTCTCCGGTGACCAGCGCGGGCCGGCCGACCTGGTCATCGCGAACTTCCGCCGGTTCGGCGCGTTCCGCAAGCTCAAGGACGGCAACAGCCGGCCGCTCATGCCCGTGTCCCGGTACAACCCGCAGAACGCGGCGGGCGCGGTGGGCAACGTGCTGATGGGCGACATCGAGGGCAGCGACGTCGTGGGCACCGCCGGTGTCCCGACCGCGTACCCCGAGAAGTACGCGGTGCTGCGCCGCCATGCGGTCATCCTCGGCGAGTCGGACCTGCTCGACTTCACCTACGAGCAGGTCGGTGGCCCCGCGTTCGTCCGCATGGGCATCTGGGGCTACGTCGGCGTTCTGGTGCGCAACCCGAACTCCGTGTCAGTCCAGACGGTCACGGCGGCCTGACGATGACTTGGCCGCCCACGCTGGATGATCTCAAGGCCGACTTGAAGATCCCCGAGTCGGACACGCGCGACGACGCGGTACTGGCGCAGCAGCTGGCCGCGGCGATCGCGTTCATCCAGCGTGTGCGGCCGGAGTTCAACTACGCGGCCGATCCGCTGACCGAGCTGCCCGAGCCGACGGCGGATCTCGAACTGGGCACGCTCCGGCTGGCCGGCCGGTGGTTCACCCGCCGCCGGTCGCCGGACGCCCTCGTCGCGATGGGCGAACTCGGCAGCGCCCGGATTCCGGCGTTCGACCCGGACATCGAGCGCCTGCTGGGAATCGGCCGCTTCCGAGGGCCGGTGTTCGCATGAACCCGATCCAGGCCGCGCACGAGCAGCTCACGGCCGCACTGTCCACCGTGGACGGCTGCCGGGTGTACGGGCTGGGCGATTCGATCGCCCCGCCCGGCCTGGTGGTCGGCGCACCGCGGCTGGCATGGGATGCCTACAACACCGGCGGCATGCCCACCTCGGCGACCTTCCCGGTTTTCCTGGTCGTCGGCTTCGCCGAGCGGACGCTGCCCGAGCTGTACGAGCTGGTTCCCGTTGTGGCACAGGCGATCGAGACCACCGACGCCACGATCGCGGGCGCGAACCCGGGCACCTACGTCGGTGCCAACACCGAGCTGCCCGCCTACACCTTCGACGCGGATTTCCCGCTGACACAAGAAATGGGGGCCTGACGTGGCCATCCACCAGAAGCGCTTGAAGGTGATTCAGTTCACCATCGGCGGAACTTCGTTCGAGTGCCAGGTGCAAACCTGGAACTTGGACCCCGGCATCGAGGACGGCGACCGCCTGTACTCCCAGTGCCCGGACGGGGAAGCTGTCGAGGAGACCGATCCGGAGCCGACGCTCGAAGTCACGTTCTACGCGGACTGGCGTTCCGGCGGGATCTCGGATTACCTGTGGGCGCACAACGGCGAGACCGCTGCGTTCGTGCTCGACCACCACCCCAACGTTCCCAACGAGCACGTGCGCTGGACCGGCGAGCTGGTCGTCAAGCCCGGCCCGGCCGGTGGAGAAGCCCGCGAAACCGAAATGACCGAAGTGACTTTCCAGTGCGTCGGTCTGCCGCTGTACGAGAGGGTGGCCTGATATGGCGCGCTTGTCCCCGGTTACTCAGCCGATTGTCCGGAGTGGACTGACTCCGGTGCTGACCGCGCCGAACGTCGACGGCGACATCATCGACACCGGCAGGGTTTTCCTGGAAGTCGTCAACGATTCCGGTGCGCCGGTCGTCGTCACGGTGGTGTCCACACAGAACGTCGAGGGCCTTCCGGTCGAGGACCTGGAGGTGTCCGTGCCCGCCGCCGATCGGAAGCTGTTCGGTCCGTTCAGCCCGTCCCTGTTCGGCCAGCCGATCGGGGACCCCAACGCGGGCAAGGCATTCGTCAACTACTCGGCGGTCGCATCCGTCACGAGAGGGGTTTTCTCGCTGTGATCACGCTCAAGCTCAAGGACGACGAAGGCGAAGTCACCGAGCTGACCGCCACCACGCGCGACATCGTGCTGTGGGAACGGACTCACCGGGGCAAGACCTTCAAGTCCATTCAGGACAATATGTCGCTGATCGACTTCTACGGCATCGCCTACTGCGCGGTGAAGCGGCAGAACATCGTCCTGATGCATGACTTCGCCAACGAGAAGGAATTCACCGACCTGTTCGATCTGGAATTCGAGATGGACGTGGAGGCGGACCCTACCCTCGCGGGTCTCTGACCCGCCGCCTCGTCGCGCTGGCGATCTCCACGCAGACGCCGGTGCACGACTGGCTCGACGAGGAAGACGACGCGCTGATCACCACAGCCCTGGAGCTGATGGAGGAACAGCGCAAGGAGCAGAACAAGACCGCCGCCCGCGGCCAACGGGCGCCTGGGGCCGGTGGCCCGCAGTACAGCGGATGACCGACTGAACCGGGAGCAGGTGAACACCGATGGCCAAGACCGCGCTGACCGTCAACCTGCATATCGAGGGTGCGCGCGAGACCCTGCGCGCACTCTCGGCACTGCCCAAGGACGCGTCGAAGGAACTGCGGGACGCGTCGCTGGAGCTGTCGAAGAACCTGGCGGTGAAGGTCAAGGCCTCCGGCATGGCCGACAGCGCGCCGCAGTCCGCGCACGTGGCTTCGACGGTGCGCGCCGAGCGGGACCGGGTGCCGGTGATTTCGGCCGGCGGAAACAAGAAGCTCGGCCGCAACCGAGCGCCGGCTTGGGCGCTGTTGTTCGGTTCGATCTTCGGGATGAGCAGCCGGTCCGGCTGGTACGCGGGTCCGCACTACGCCGGTAGCTCTGGTCTGCAATACCACCGTCGCCACCGCGGCACCGCCGCCTACTGGTTTTTCCCGGTGGTCGAGGAGGAGCAGGCGGCGATCTCCGCGGCGTGGAACCGGGCCGCGGACAACGTGGTCCGTGACTTCAGCGAGGGCGGCTGAGATGGCCAGCGGGCAGCGCACGATCAAGATCCGGTTCGACGGTTCGGCCACTGGGTTCGTCAAGGCGGCCGCGGTGGTGGCTGCTCAGGTCAAGGCCGTCGAGCAGCGCACCGAGAAGATGAAGCAGGGGTTTGCCGCGGTTCCGGCGAAGGTCGGTGCGGCTGCGGCGTCGATGCTGAAGGCCGCGAGTGCGGTGGGTGCGTTCGGTGGTGGTGTGGGCCTGGTGCTCGCCGTGGTCAGCGCGCTCACTGCGGTGTCTGGCGCGGCCGGGCTGGCGGTGCCCGCGCTGTTCGGGCTCGTCGGTGTCATGGCCGCGATCAAGCTCGGCGGAGACGGAATCAAGGCCGCGTTCGCCGGGCTGACACCCACGCTCGACGGACTGAAGTCCGCGGTCTCGGCCAGCTTCGAGAAGTCCTTGACCCCGGCGGTGAACAACCTCAAAACCGTTCTGCCCCAACTGAAGACGGGGTTGCAGTCGATCGCGACCGCGATCGGTGGCGCTGCCACCAAGTTCACCGCGATGCTGAAGAACACCACCGCGGCGAGCCAGCTCAACACGATCTTCGTGCAGTTCTCGAAGGTGATCCAGAACCTCGGTGCCTTCCTGGCGCCGGTGGGTCAGGCGTTCATCACTATCGGCGCGGTGGCGGCGCCGATGCTCGCGCAGCTCACGACCGGGCTCGGTGCGGCGGGCGAGCAGTTCAACGCGTTCGTTCAGGCCGCGGCCGCCGATGGGTCGCTGGCCGCGTGGATCCAGCGCGCGATCGACGCGTTCTCCGGGCTGTTCGCGTTCCTCGGCCAGCTCGGCTCGATCATCAGCTCGGTGTTCGCCGCGGCCGACGCCGCGGGCCTGGGGTTCGGCGGCACGATCGGCACCCTGGTCGGGGTTGTCGCGAACTTCCTCAACAGCTTCGAGGGACAGACCGCGCTGCTGGCGTTCTTCGAGGCCGTGCGCATGATCGGCGAAGCCGTCGGCGGTGTGCTGGCCGCGGCGTTGACCGCCGTGGCCCCGGTGATCCCGCCGCTGGCCGCCGCGTTCGGCACGCTGGCCGGCCAGGTGGCCGCGGTGCTGGTCCCGGCGATCCAGATCCTTGGCCCGATCCTGCAAGGGCTCGCCGCGTTCTTCGCCGCGAACATGGCGTGGATCGGCCCGCTGGCGATCGCCATTGGCGGTATCGCCCTGGCGATCCAGGCCGTGACGCTGGCGGTGAACCTGTGGAAAGCGGCGGTCGCCGCGTACACCGTGGTGCAGTGGCTGCTCAACGCGGCGATGAGCGCGAACCCGATTGGACTGGTGATCGCCGCGATTGTCGCGATCATCGCGATTATCGCGCTGGTGATCTCGAACCTGGACTTTTTCCGGGGTATCTGGGACGCGGTGTGGAAGTGGTGCAGCGACCTGATCACGTCCATTGTGGACTGGATCGTTCAGAAATGGGAGCAATTCAAACTTGGCTTCCAGATCATCGTGGCCGCCGTCAAGCAGGCGTGGGACAACGTCGTCAACGGCATCAAGAATGTCGTGGGGACCGTCGTCGATTGGATCGTCGATAAGTGGAACGGCTTCTCCTCCACGATCAAGAACGTGTTCTCCGGGATCGGCTCGTTCATCGGCGGCGTCTGGGACGGCATCAAAAGCGGATTCAAAAACGCGATCAACGGTGTGATTGGTTTCGCCAACGGAGCCATCGGCGCAATTAACACCGTGACTGGCGCGGTTGGAATTCCCGCGATTCCGAAGATTCCGATGCTGGCCAAGGGCGGTACCGCCATCGGTGGCCGGTCCTATTTGGTCGGTGAGAAGGGCCCGGAGTTGTTCACCCCGGGCAGTACCGGCCGGGTGACCAACGCGGACACCACTGCCGAGGCCATCGGCGCCAGCTCGGCGCCGCCGATCATCCACGTCTACATCGGAGACACCGAGCTGACCGACATCGTCGACATCCGGATCGAGGAGAACACGTTGGAGGCCGCGCGCAGCATCCGCGCCGGGGCGGGGAGTTTCCGATGAGCATCGCCGCGACCTACCTCGGCGACCTCGGCCGGGTGCGGGTGCAGCTGGCCGGCGCCCCGGCGGTGGCCGACCACGCGATCGTCGAGCGCTCCACCGACACGATCACCTGGACCACAGTGCGCGCCGGGCTCACGGTCGGGCTGTCCGGCGGTGCCGGGGTGGTCGACGACTACGAGTACATCCCGGGCGTGGTCAACCACTACCGGGCGTCCTACGTGGACAACGCACAGATCTCGTACTCCAACGGCGACGGGCCGGTGCACGCCGACAACGCGGCGGTCACGCCGACGATCGCGGCCGGGCTCCAGGTCGATGGGATGCTGCTCACCCTGGTGGTGGCCTGCCGCAGCACCGCGCAGACCGTGGACACCCCGGCCGGGTGGATCAAGATCATCGACTACCAGACGGTGAAGGTGTTCCACAAGCGGTGGACCGCGGGCACCGTCAACCCGACGATCACCCCGGCTGGTGGGGCGGCCGGGGACACGGTGACCGCCTACATCGTGGGGTTCTCCAACGCCGAGCCCGGCTACACCGCGCTGGCCACGCAGACCAACGCGTCCGGGCAGAACATCCCGACGCCGTCGCTGACGGTGCCCGACCCCAACTCGGCGATCGCGCTGGTGGCGCACAAGCTCGCCGAGGTCACCACCACGAGCGTGTTGAGCCTGTTCCTCAACAGCGCGGTGAACTCCACCGCGGTCGGGCTGGACCAGGCGGCGATCTGGCAGCGTGCGAGCGCCGCGTCGAACATCAGCAGCGTGGCGGCGCAGACGCTGACCATCACCGGTGGTGCCGCGGCGATCTCGCGCGCGGTCATCTGGTCCATGCGGAAGGCGCCGTGGATCAGCCAGGAGTCCACCAGCATCACGCCGGTCAACACGCAGTTCTGGATCAAGAACTTGCGCCGCCCCAACAACAACGTCCAGGTCAACGTGACCGGGTTCGGCGACATCGGCCGCACCGCGCGGACCGGGGTGTTCGACGTGATCAACCGGACTCTGCCGGTGGCGGTCACCGACCTGCACTCTGGGCGGTCGATGGAACTGCGCGTCACCACCGACACCGTGGGCGCGGCGGCCGACCTCGATACCCGGTTCGCCGCCGGTGAGGTGATGCTGTTCCAGTCGCTCGGCCCGGACTGCCCGATCCCGACGATGTATGCGGTCATCGGCAACTACGCCTACGGCCGCAAGTCCCAGCGCGCCCAGCGGCGGCACTTCACGCTCCCGTTGGTCGAGGTCGCCGCCCCCGACGCCGGGGTGTTCTCCACCACGGTCACCTACGGCGACCTGCCCGGCCTGTTCGCCACCTACGCCGATCTGATCGCCGCGGAGCCGACCTACTCCGATGTGCTCGACATCGTGGCCGAGTCCGAGGTGATCGTCCCATGAGGCCGGTCAGCGCGCGGTTCCTCGACGCGGTACGGGGATCGCACAAGATGGTGTCCCGGGTGCGGGTGTGCGCGCCGGGCCAGACCGGCGTGAACCCGGTCGGCCCGGTCCTGGCGCTGCGCTCGGGAGACGTGAAGCTCGACGCCACCGCCGCCGTACGCGGCACGGCGAACGTGACCGTGGTCGACGAGTTCCCCCGCACCCCCTCGGCGCTGCTGACCCCCTACGGCAACGAGCTGTTCATCGAGCGCGGCATCGACTACGGCGACGGAACGAAGGAGTTCGTCGGGCTCGGCTATTTCCGGCTCACCGACGTCGACCAGGCCGACGCGCGCCGCCTCGGGGAAATCCGGCTCGTCGCCGAGGACCGCATGGGCGGGCTCATCGAGGCCGACGTGCTCCAGCCGTTCGAGTTCGGCCCGACCGCGACCATCGCGCAGGTCTTCGACCTCCTGGTCAAGGAGGTCTATCCCAGCGCGACGATCGAATTCGACTTCGACGCGAACACCCCGTTCGGGATCAGCCACGTGGTGGAGAAGTCCCGTTTCGAGTTCCTCCAGGACATCGTCGACAGCCGGGCGCGGGTTTGGTACTGGGATCACCGCGGTGTGCTCGTGATCAGGAAGGCGCCGAACCCGGATGTGCCGGTGTTCCGCGTGAACCAGGGCGCGCGCGGCGTGCTCACCCAGATGTCCCGCGGCTTGACCCGCAAGGGCGTGTACAACGCCGTGGTGGCCACCGGGGAACCGGCCGGCGAGCTGCCGCCGGTGCGCGGTGTCGCGCTGGACACCAACCCCTACAGCCCCACCCGCTGGGACGGCCCGTACGGCAAGGTCCCGAAGTTCTACAGCAGCTCGTTCCTGACCTCCACCGCGCAGTGCGAGGACGCGGCCCGCGCGCAGCTCCAGCGCGCCCAGGGGCTGCCGTACCGGGTGGACTTCCAGGCCGTGGTGAACACCGCGCTGGAGCCGCTGGACGTGGTGGCCGTCGAGTACGACCAGTTCGAGGACACCGAGATTCACGTGCTCGAACAGGTCACCCACCCGCTCGTCGCCGGGACCGCGATGTCCGCGACCACCCGGCAGAAGCTGATCGGAGTCCCCGTCGTATGAAGGCCGACATCCTGGCCGACCTCATGGCCGCGCAGGCGCAGGCACCGCAGCAGTCCGCCGACATCGGTTACCACACCGGCGTCGTGGTGTCGTGGGACCCGATCTCGGGTGCGAACACCGTCGACATCAACGGCCAGCAGTTCGTGAACCTGCGGGTGCTCTCCAGTGGTCCGGGCGTGCTGTTCGCCTCGAACGACACCGTGGTGCTGATGCGCATCAAGACCACGTACTTCATCCTCGGCCGGGTCGCCGCGCCGGGTGCCGGTGCGGCGCTGGCGATGCGCACGGCCTTCGCCGCCAACACCGGGACGCTCAGCGCCGGGGGCATCAACGTCTGGCGCGACCTGTCCACCGGCGACACCAGCGGCCCGGTTCTATCGGACGTCTACATCAGCTCGGCGTGCCGCGCGCTGGTGATCCTGAGTGCATACATGGAAGTCGGTGGCGACACCTCCGGAATGATGGGCTTCGAGATCACCGGGGCTTCGACGATCCCCGCGAACTACTACCGCGCGATCCGCCTGTCGCACTTCACCTTCGACCCCGACTACGACAACAACATCGGGGCGAGCGTGTCCTCCACCTTCGTGATCGACAAGACCATCCTGCCCGGCCTGAACAGCGGCATGAACACCTTCACCGCGAAGTACACCCGCTACTCAGGCGACGGGTTCATCACGTTCGACCGCCGTCATCTGACCGTCATTCCCTACTGAGAAAGGAGAATTGCCGTGCCTGACACTCCGATCAACGGCCTTCCGTACCCGGCGCTCGGCGACGCGCCGAACGTGCCCGCCGACATCGAGGCCTTGGCCACCGCGCTCGACACCAAGCTTGGCACGGCCGGGCGCCGCGCGATCCGGATCACCTCGGGCGCGGTGGACACCGCGGTCAAGACCAGCCATTTCGTCGCCTGCACCGCCAGCTTCAGCGACCCCGGATGGCCGTACTTCATCGTGATGGCCGGAGGTATCCGGTTCTCCAAGTTCGAAACGGGCTGGAGCTTCTACATTCAGGACACCGGTATCGCGCAGGTTCTGTCCAAAGTGAACGGTGTGGTGACGGCGACCTGGCCGAACAACGTCCAGAAGTACTTCACCGTGTCCGGGGTTTCTGCGTCGCTGACCGGCGGCCGGACGCTGGGCCTGACTGCGATCAAGGACTCCGGCGACCCGGGCAACGGCGGCCAGGCATACAGCCCGGCAACGGGTTTCGACGCGCTGATCGTCCCGGCACCGGGCTGAGGAAGGGAAACACCATGGAAGACGAGTGGCTGCACTGGGCGACCGCTGACGCCAACTGGCACGCGGGGAAACGGCAGGACTGCCAGCTGCTCGGCTGGTACACCCCGGGCAACCCGGACAGCCAGACCGAGCCCGGCAACGAGCTGGTGCCGTGCCACACCAACCCGATGCCGGACGAGTGGCACAACGGCGCGCTGGTCACCGACTAGCGCGTCACAACCCGAGTCTTCGTGACCACTGTGGACACGAGAAGGAGATGAGAAGAATGGCGGACACCCACGGCGTGGTGGTCACGATGAACGAGATCTACGCCGAGCTGCAAGCCGTGCACGACGAAGTACGCGACATGCGCTCCGACGTGAAGTCCATCGCGGACCACGAATCCCGCATCCGGTCCCTGGAGCGCAAGATCTGGATCGCCGCCGGGATCGCGGCCGCTGGCTCCGGCGCGATCGTCCAGTCCCTCAACGCCGTACTAGGAGCCTGACATGGTCCTTTTCGGACTCGACATCGCCCACCACCAGGGCGGTAACCCGAACCTGCACCAGGCGCGCGCCGAGGGTGTGGAGTTCGTCATCTGCAAGGCCACCGAGGGATCCGGGTTCGTGGACCCGCGGTTTGACGAGAACATTGCCCGCGCCCACAAGGCCGGGCTGCTCGTGGGCGCCTACCACTACCAGCGCGCCGGCATCTCCGCCGCGGCGCAGGTGGACAACGTGCGCCGCACGGTGCCCGCCGGGATGCCGGTCATCCCCGACGTGGAGGGCAACAGCGGCAACGTCGCGCTGACCCGCGAGATCGTGGACCGGTTGCGCGCCGCCGGGTATCCGGTGCCGCTGTTGTACCTGCCGCGGTGGTACTGGCTCCAGATCGGCAAGCCCAAGCTGGCCGGGCTGCCGCCGCTGTGGTCCTCGCGGTACCCCGACAACGCGCAGGGCACCATCGCCGAGGAGTACGCCGACGTTCCCGCGCACTACTGGGACGGCTTCGGCGGCCTCGGCGTCGCGCTGCTCCAGTTCTCCAGCTCCGGCCGGGTGGCCGGATACGCCCCGCTGGACCTCAACGCTTTCCGCGGCACTCGCCAGGAGTTCGCCGCACTGCTCGGCGGCCAGAGCACGCCGACCGACACCGATCCGATGGAGGACACCAACATGGAACTGACCGAAGGCGAGTACCAGTCGCGCACCGCGGTTGTGCCGAAGTGGGCGAAGGAGTTCACGATCTCGCGCGGCTTCATGGGTTTCCAGCTCCACCACGTGAAGTGGTTCGGCCCCTCGCCGGAGACGGGCACCGCCGATGTGGGCACCCCGCAGGGCGAACTCTGGATCGACCCCGCCCGCCCGCTCGTGCTCAAGGTGCCCGACGGCGCGGTCACCGCCGAGGTCCTTTACACCTTGGAGGGCGACCAGCACGGTGCCGTGGCGGCGTTCCGGTGACCGCGCCCGCCCCGGCCGCTCCGTGGTGGAAGCAGTACGCGAAGGCGGTGGCCGGCGTGCTCGCCGGGCTCAGCCCCAGCGCGGTGGTCGGCCTCCTGGCCCTCATCGGCGTGCACATCGACACCGACACCGCGGTGCTGGTGTGCGGCGTGCTCGGCGCGCTGCTCGGCGGCGGCACCGTCGCCGTGGTGCGCAACGGGCCGAAGGCCCCCGGGTAGGATCGGAGGCGTCCCATACAGCCCGCCCGCAGCGGGCACCGCGCGAATGACGAGAGCCCCGCACTCCACATCGGAGTGCGGGGTTTCTCGTTGTTTCACAAGGAAAGCGCCGATCCTGTCGGTAGTTTTCCTGATATTGGCCAGAAACGTGTCAGCTCAAGGTCAACAACTGCTGGTAGGTGCGCGCGCAGGGTGATCGCTGCTTGGCTTCGATCATGACCTCCCCAACCACCCATGACGCGCGACTGCTGCCCGAAACCCACCTGTGGGGACCCGGGTACGGCGAACACCCGTACCCGGCCGAGACCCTGGACGAGATCGCCGGGTATCTGGCCGAGACCACGCAGCCCGGCTACGGCGCCCGGCTGCACGCCACCAGCCCCGGCTACACCCCGGGCGAACTCGGGTTCGTGTACGGCACCCTGATCAGCCGCGCGACGATCCCGGCCGGGTACGACGCGGTCGGTCACCCCAACCGCGACGGCTGCCCGCCCGAGGAGATGGATCCGGACATCACCACCAGCACGGCGGCCGAGCCGGTCCAGGTCGACACCGAGCTTCAGCGCTACAGCCGCGGCCGTGGCTGGGTGCTTGACCAGCACGGCCGGGCGCTGCACCCGCATCATGAGCAGCTGCTGGCCGACGACCGGATCGGCCTGCCCACCGGGCTCGGTTACGGCTGGTGGGCGGGGGAGACGGTGGTGGTGGACACGGTGGTCACCACCACGCGGGGCCTGGTCCTCATCGGCGAGCGCACCACCGCGCGCGGCCCGATCCCGTGCCTGGTCGGCGGCTACTCCACGCCGGCCGATTTCGGGCGCACCGCGGCGCAGTGGCGCGCCGGTGACCGGCCGGTGGACCGAGACGGGATCATCGCGGCCGGTGCCCGCAAGACCACCGAGGAGACCGGGCTGGCCATCCCGAACGGGACGTACGCGCGGATCGTGCGCGCGATCCGGCCGGTCTCCTCGCCGCACACCCTGCACGCCTGGACCGTGACGTTCACCGTGTTCTACCAGTTGGCCGAGACGGTGGCGCCGGTGCTCGACCCGGCCACCGGTGCCCGCTGGGTCGACGTGGACGAACTCGACGCCGAGGTGATGGGGCGGTTGTGGCCGGACCACCAGCGAGGCCTCGAAGCGGCGCTGTAGGCCTGGCATGGAGAGCCCCCGGCCGCGGTGCGGCCGGGGGCCTGGCCCGCTCGGGGCTGCAACCCGGCGAGCCGCGGTCACCTGGAACACGGGGATCGCCGGGCCAGGGTAGGGCATGCGGGGTGGAGATCACCAGGCCAAAACTTGCATGTGCTACCTAACCTGTTGCGGGCACACGAAAAAGCGGGGCGCGGGTGACATGCACCCACGCCCCGCATCAGCAAGATCAACCCTGTACCCGCGCGTTCACCGCCTTGTTGTGCAGCACCACCGCCTTGTGTACCGCCGCCGTGCCCACCCCCAGCAGCGCAGCCGTGCCCTTCCCGCCGTGCTCCCGGGACAGCTCCCAGACCGCTTCCCGCCGGGCCGCGCCGACCGCCTCGATCGTGGGCCGGTCCACCAGGAGTCCGGCGACCCGTGCCCGGGTCAGGGAGTCCATCCCGGCCAGCCAGCCGAGGATGTCGTCCCGGGTCTCCGGCTGGAATCTCGCGCTCTCCGTCATAACCCAAGTATAGGCACCCTAGGGTAGCAAACGCAAGGGGGGATTTGAGATTCTCGGAGGGGGTGCCCCCGGCCTCTCGGCCGGGGGCGGAGCCCCTATCTCAGGTCCCGCAGGGCCATCACCTGGGGCCCGGAGAGTTCGATCACCGTGGAGTTCTCGCTGCTCGGCTCGGTGATCAGGATCTCAAAGGTCCCGTCTTCGTTCTGGCGGAGGAGGAATTCGGCGCCGGGGTCGAGCTGGAGGTGGAAGTGCATTTCGCTTCTCCTTGGTCTCTCTTGCTGATATAAGAACTATAGCTACCCTAGGGTGGCAAACGCAAGTCCTGAGACGGAGAAAGTTGAAGATCTTTTTCTTGGGAGCCAGATCGGCGCACTTTGGTCAGGTTGCTGACCAGATTTGGAATCGAAAAGACGGCTGACCAGATTCGGCAGGGTGGCCACCCGGGACGCTGTGGCGCCGGGTGGCCACCGCTGCCCCCGAGGGGCGGACCGGCGCGCCCGCGTCAGCGCGCCGGGGGGCGCGGCTGCCGGGAGCAGGTGGCCGCCCGGCATCCCCCCGGTCTCCGTGTGCCGCCAACAGGTTAGGTAGCACACGCAAGTATTGGCGTGGTGAACTCCGCCCGCGGTGTGTGCTGGGGTGGCCCGCTCAGCTCGCGGCGCCGGGGGCGGCCAGGCGACAGGTGCCTGACCGCCCCCGGGCGATCAACCCGCGTGCCTGCGCCACACGGGGATCACTGCCGGGCCATCCCCGGCAGAGCTGCGCACCAGGGGCAGCCAGTCGCTCATCTGGCTGCCCCCGGCCGGTCCCGGCCCGCTCTGGGGGTCGCGTGCCTGGGGGACCGCTGCCGGACAGGAGCTGACCCGGCAGGGTTGGAACCCCGGCGGGCCGGGGACAGTCGGGGGTCTGCCCGGTCCGCCAGGGAGGTCACTGGTCCTTCGTCCCCGTCTTCTCGGCGATCTCGTCCAGCAGCTCCTGGCGGAGCCTCGCGAGTCGTTCCTCCGCGGTCTCCTCGGGGGCGTGGGGTTCGCTCACCGGCCAGCACCTGCCGAGCGCGGGGTCTGGGTGTAGTTGTTGGCCTGCCAACGCACCATGTCCACAATCGACTGCTCCAGCGCGTCGAGGTGGTGCTGCGGGACGCCCGCCTTCTTACACAGCTCCAGGTACGCGCGCATCGCGTCCGGTGCCAGCCGGTCTTGCCCGCGCAGCACGAACACCGGTTCGTCCGCCGCGATGGTGCTGCCCGGTATGGACACCGGCCCGTACTTGCTGTCGATCGCCATCAGCTACCGCCTTTCCTGGTGAGGGTTCCCGATGTAGATCGGATCGCTCTGGTCACGCGGTCAGTTGAATCCGGGTCAGGGTGGTTTGCAGCCGCGCCGGGGTGACGTTGCACATGCGCGCGGCCTCGGCCACGGTCTCCGGGGAGAACCGGATCAGGTCCTCGCCGTAGCCCCGTGCCCACTCGACCAGGGGGCGAAGCTCCGTGATCGTGGTCCGCCGTAGGCGGGTAGCCTGCACCACCTGCCAGGGCGCCGGCGGGATGATGGCCGCGACCGGCAGGCCGAGCACCCGGGCGTAGTCCCGCAGGCGCGGGAGCGGGATCATGATCGCGCCGCTCTCCCAAGTCCACACGCACGCCCGGGTCACCTGCGGCAACATCCGCTGCGCAACCTGCCGGACCGTGAGGTTCGCGTGCACGCGGGCGAGCCGGAGAGCCTGCCCCAGCTCCTCCTGGAACGTCAGCGGTTTCTTCTGATCCTGAACCGTCACGGTTCTCCTCTCATCTCCACTTCTGGAGCGCCAGCGCGGTTTCGCTCGACCGCACCGGCCGGCCGCGGTGCCCGGCCCGCACCAGTATTTTCAGCATGTTGTGCAGTGCCAACGGTCTCTGGTTGCACAGCTCCGCGGCGTGGCGCAGCACCTCGGGCGTGACCGTGATGACGTCGTCGTCGTAGCCTGCCGCCCACGTGGCCAGCGGGACCAGGTCGGGCGCCTCGTTGTTGCGCAGCAGCTCGGCGCGCACCAGTAGCGTGTCGAATGGCGGCTCTTCCAACTCCAGGACGGGCAGCACGAGGGCCAGGTGCACGCCGAGCACGCGGCACACGTCGATCAGCTGCCGTGCCGTCATCGTCTCCTGACCGGTCTCCCAGGCCTCGAGCGTCTTCGGCAGTACCGGCGGCATCATCCGCTGCGCGGCCTGCTGCTGGGACAGCCCGGTCCGCAGCCGGGCCGTGCGTACGTTGGCGCCGATCTCCCGGCGGTAGGTGTCAAGCATCGGGGTCCTCCATCGCCCGCCTCACCACGTCGCCCAGCTCCTCGGCGTACTGCTGTTCCTCGGCGGCGTTGACCACGCGCGGGTCCAGCGGCGTGCCCGCCAAGTTCATCGGCTGGATCTCGGTCGGGTCGGTCATCGCTGAGGCACCCCCGGTCGCGCGGCACCAGCTGCCGGTGGCTGCTCGAACCAATCCGGGGGCGCCGCCGGTGCGGGCGGGGGCGGGAACGGCGGCTCGGGCCGCGGCCGCGGCTCCGGCTGCGTCGGCACCTCGGGCGCGGGCTGCTGCGGTATCTCGCGCTCGTCACACCGCGCCTGGTGCTCCAGGTTGTCCCGCGCGCTCGGCGCCACCAGCCCGCACCAGCTGCACGTCCGCCACACCAGCTTCACGAACTCGGCGTACCCCTCGCCGTCCTGCCGGAAGAACGGCGCAGCCTCTCGCTCGGCCACGGCAGTGCTCACCGCAGCTCGTCGATGTCGAGGTTTTCGGCGGCTTCCCGGATGTTCGCGAGCAGCAGGCCGATTTGGGTGGGGTTCTCAAGTGCGACCGTCTCGCCGAGTCGTCCGACACGAATACCGAAAATGTCGACGGGTTCGCCGTCTGATGTGCTGGTGACGATTCCCACGGCGAGCGTAACCGGGCGGCCGGTCTGTGACCTGGCCTGGATTGGCCACGTCTGTTTCCAACTCCAGGAAGGTTCTTTGCTGCGCGTCACTCAGATGACGCTAAAAGCTCCAATGATCGGGAAGGTACACACCATGTGTACCTACCCGATCGGAGTAAGCGGCCGTCAAATCAGGCGTTTCCCGATCGCGCCGAGCCGTCGCGCGAGATCGCGCAACTCGTCGTGCATTCGACGTTCCCGCTCGACCAACTCGGAAACGACTTGTCGCGGCAGAGTCTGGTATTGAATCCAGTCGGGCGCCATCGATTCCATTGCGAGGACGGTGCTTAGCGCCTTTTCGCCGTGGCCGAGTCGAAGCTGCGCTAGGGCCACATCGGCGAGATGCCGCGCACGAGTCGCGAGCGGTAAGGGCGCTTCGCGCGGCAGCGCTTTGGCGGCCGTCAATGCACCCGTCCAGTCGTCTCGCACCACGGCGCAGTCCACGGTCAGCATCGCGACCTTCGCGGGCCCAAAGCTGCTCTGGTGGTCGCTGCGTTCGTACCCGAGCCGGTCAGCCGTTTCCTTCGCCTCACCGAGCAGGTCGGCAGCCCGGCCGTTGGCACCGTCGGTACGAAGACGCGCCGCGGCGGTGGCGGCCGTGACTGTGAGCATCCCGTACGCGGCCAGCTCGGTGTCCGACGTAGTCCCGTGCGGCTCGATGTCGTGTGCTGCTGCGACCGCCACCCGTTCCGACTCGAGGTAGCGGCCCTGCACGAGCAGCTGCCACGACACGGACACCCGCATGGCGGCGTAGAGCAGGACGTCCTCGCTCTTGCGCGCCGCGTCGATTGCCTGCCGGACAGCGAGCCACGCGGCATCGGGCTGCCCGAGGTGGACGAGGGTATCCCCGGCGGCTTGGTAGCCGCGGGCGAGCAGGCTGGACGCCTCCAGGGCGTCCGCGGAGTCGACCGCCTGCGCGGTGGCGCGCAGCTGCGCGAGCGCGTCGGGCAGCAGCGCGCCGAGCAGTTCGTACCGCCCGGCCCAGTAGGCGCCCCACAGGTAGCTGACCGTGCGCCGCGCTTCGTCGATGGTGACAGGTTCGCCGTCGAGGTCGCCGCCGTCGAGCAGGTCGTCCACGGGGGTGAGCGCTCGGCGGATGTCGACGACACCGCCGTCTGCGGTCGGCAGTGCCGCGCGCTTGCCCAGAAGATCAGGGAGTTCGAGGTCGAGGGCCTTCGCGATCTTCTGCAGGTTGCCGACCTGCGCGGTGTGCCGCTGCCCGCCCTCGAGGGCCTTGATCAAGGAGAGGCTGACGTCCGCCATCTCGGCGAGTTGCCTCTGTGTGATGAGCTTGCCGCGAGCCGCTTTCATGCGCGCGCCGATGCTGTCTGGGTCTGCCATGACCGTCACCTTTTCGCCGAGTGCGACCCCTTCGCGTGCCCCCGGCCCGTCGGCCGGGGGACTTCCCTCGGCGAAGAGGTACGCCTACCAGGCTACGCGGTTGAGTGGCTCACTCGGAAAGGGGCGGTGCGCTCAGTCACGAGATGGTTACTTGGCGGTAAGATCCTCGATCGCCAGCCGGACGGTGATGTAGATCAGGTACGGCGGGGTGGTGATCCACCAGGGCCAGACGCGGCCGATCATCCGGCGGCGCCGCATCGGGCTCGATACCAGTCGGTGGTGCGCACCCACCGCACGTGAGCGTCAAGCTCCGGTGCGGCCGGGTAGCTGGCAGCGAGTTCCGCGCAGTAGTGGTCGCCCTCCTCGGCGGTGTCGGCCGGCGACCAGATCGCCGCCGGCGCGCCCGTGGCGTCCGACTCCCAGCGCAGGTCGAGCACCCACGCGTTCTCGCCAAGCGCGATCAGCACGGCGGTGGCTACGATGCCGAAAGGGGCCGCCAGCAGGAGGGCGACGATCCGCCACGGCGTGAACGGGTTGGTCGTACGCGGAGACATGCGGCGAACTCCCTGGTGACAGACATGTCAGCAGCGAGCACCGCCGACATGTCACACCGTG